AAGAGATGAGAGCAGGGTTGAGACCTTATCCTACATATCCTGCAAAGAAGGTAGGTCCAAACTTTGATGAGAATGGAAAATATATTTACCCTGAAGGTAGTGGGTTTAAATATATGGATAAACTAGATCCTAATTCTGAATGGGGAGGTAAAGTATCATGATCGACACATCACCCAGTTCAATAAGAGTATTTTTTATTATTGTTTTATCAATTGCTTGGTTGACTATCTTCAATCTCCCGACCAATGAGTGAAGTAGTCTGGTCAATTAATATAATGATTGGTATCTTACTAGTTGCTGTAGGCATAGTAATTTACTACATATTTAAGTACGATGAATTTTGGCCAAATGGGAGCGATGAAACCACCGAGCAGGAAGAGCTGCTACAACTTTCGAGTAGTGACGATAGACAAAGTACTTGATGGAGATACTATAGATGTTACTATTGATCTAGGTTTTGACCTATATAAGAAAGAGAGAGTTCGTGTTGCTGGTGTAGACACTCCAGAAAAACGTACTAGAGATCTAGAGGAAAAAGCACTTGGAATCGATGCAACAAACTGGCTCAAAGAAAAACTGGAAAGCACTTTGGCTGGGGATGATGAGCTCACTGTTCGCACTGAGCTTCATGGTGGTGTCGGCAAGTACGGTAGGCTTTTGGGTTGGTTATATATTGGGGACTCAGTACTCTCACTCAACGAACAAATGATTGAAGAAGGTTATGCTTGGCCGTATGATGGTGGGACTAAATCGAAAAATTTTGAAGACCTACGTGAAATTAGGAGATCGTTTGGGACTTTGGTCTAGTAACAATCAGGTGTATATTGATCTGCACGGTAAAACTGGCAGACGTTTATATGCTGAATGGTCTATCCCAACAGAGGAATATGAAAACGCATGAGTAAAACACAAGAGATATACTTAGGTAATCCTAATTTAAAGAAAGCAAACGTTTCTCAGAACTTCACTAAGAAACAAATTGGAGAGTACATGAAATGTGCTGAAGATCCTGTTTACTTTATTAGAGAATATATTAAGATTGTATCTCTTGATGAAGGTGTCATACCATTTACCATGTATGATTTTCAGGAAGATATGGTACAGAAGTTCCATGATAATAGATTTAATATAGCAAAACTTCCTCGTCAGTCTGGTAAATCTACTATCGTTACAGCATATCTATTATGGTATGTACTTTTTAATGATAATGTTAACGTAGCAATTCTTGCTAACAAAGCAGCAACTGCTCGTGAGATGTTAGGTAGGTTACAATTGTCGTATGAAAACTTACCAAAATGGTTACAACAAGGTATACTAGGTTGGAATAAAGGATCACTGGAGATAGAAAATGGATCAAAAATTCTTGCAGCTTCTACGTCTGCGAGTGCTGTCCGAGGTATGTCATTTAACATCATCTTCCTCGATGAATTTGCGTTCGTTCCGAACCATATTGCAGAACAATTCTTTAGTTCCGTTTATCCTACTATATCTTCTGGTAAGAAAACAAAAGTAATTATCATCTCCACTCCACATGGAATGAACATGTTCTATAAGTTGTGGCATGATGCAGAACGTAAGTCGAATGAATATATTCCTACAGAAGTTCATTGGTCTCAAATACCTGGTAGGGATGAGGTATGGAAAGAACAAACTATAAGAAATACATCAGAAGCACAATTCAAAGTTGAGTTTGAATGTGAGTTCTTAGGATCAGTTGATACATTAATCAGTCCAAGTAAATTGAGGGTTATGCCATATGAGGAACCAATACAACAGAATAGAGGGTTGGCGGTCTATGAGCAAGTCAAAGAGGAACATAACTATATTCTTACAGTTGATGTATCTCGTGGTATTGGCGGTGATTATTCAGCATTTTGCGTAATGGATACAACTACGTTACCATATAAGTTGGTGGCAAGGTATAAGAATAATGAAATCAAACCTATTATATTACCTAACATTATTGTTGATGTAGCTAAGAATTATAATGGTGCTTATGTGCTTTGTGAAGTAAATGATATTGGTGGACAAGTAGCAGATATAATTCAGTACGATTTAGAATATGAGAATTTACTACAAGCTGCTATGAGAGGTAGGGCAGGGCAACAATTAGGACAGGGGTTCTCTGGTAAGAAGACACAGTTAGGAGTTAAGATGTCAACTGCTGTAAAACAAGTAGGTTGCTCTAATCTAAAAGCATTAATAGAAGATGATAAATTGATGATACCTGACTATGATACGATTGCGGAATTGACAACGTTTATTCAAAAGGGTAATTCATTCCAAGCGGAAGATGGATGTCATGATGATCTTGCTATGTGTCTTGTTATATTTGCATGGATGGCTATGCAAGAATACTTTAAAGAAATGCACGATAATGATGTAAGACAAAGAATTTATGAAGACCAAAGAGATAACATAGAACAAGACATGGCTCCGTTCGGTTTTATTACTGATGGACTAGATGAAGACGTTGTTGTTGATGCTCAAGGAGAGAGATGGGAAGTTGCGGAATACGGGGATAGGTCTTACATGTGGGAGTTTCAGTGACGTTTCAAAAATATAAATAATCTTAGACAACTGACAAGGCAATTACAAGGAGTTTATAAACATGGCAGCCAATCAATTATCGCCAGGTGTAGTCGTTCAGGAAAGAGACCTGACAACGATTACCACTCTGTCAACAGCAAACGTTGGTGTAATAGCAGCACCTTTCGATATTGGTCCTGTCGAAGAAATCGTAGATATTAGTACCGAAAGAGGACTAGTAGATAAATTCGGTAAACCAAATGATCAAAACTATGAGTATTGGTTCACTGCATCACAATACTTAGCATACGGTGGTACACTTAAAGCAATTAGAACTAATGCAGCATCTCTAAAAAATGCTGTTAATACAGGAACTGCTCCTCTAGTCAAAAATTTAGATGACTATGATGCCAACTGGGTTGCCTCAAATAATAATTGGAATTGGTCTGCTAGAACTCCTGGTACCAAAGGAAATTCAATTGGTGTATTTGTAACAGACGCTGGTGCTGATCAGATTGGTGTAATACCTGCTCCTGGATCTGGTAACGATTATGAATTCGTTGCTGATGCTGCAGTTTCTGCTACATCTGGTGCTGCTGGTAAAGTATTCAAGTATGCAATTCGCCTAACAGTAACAACAGTTGTTGGTGACTTTACTCCTGGTGCTACTACAACAATTAACATTGGTGGTTCAAACGAGAGTGTTAATGTTCTTGCTTACGATCCAACCAATAAGTATATTGAAATCGGACTACCTTCTGGTGGTGTAACTGGTATCATTGCTGATGGTCAGACAATTACCCAAGGAACCAATACTGCTGTTATTGGAACTTCTGGTATTGAGCGTCGTCTATACATTGCTAAGAACAAAGGAACTATAGATTTCGCTGCTGCTGATAGTGTTCAGGATACTAACTCAACTGCTGTTGCAATTACTTCAGTAAGAACTGAGTATAACGAGCGTGAGTATCTTCCTGGTATTAAGTGGATCAACGTTGCTACACGTCCTGGAACTTCTCAGTCAGTTGATGCTGCTGGTGGTTTCCGTGATGAAATTCACGTTGTTGTAACAGACGTTGATGGTGGTATCACTGGTACTGCTGGTGCTGTTCTTGAGCGTTTCATCGGATTATCTAAAGCATCTGATGCTAAGACATCTGTTGGTGAGACTAACTACTACGTAGAAGTAATTAAGCAAAAGTCTAATTACATCTATTGGGGTAAGCATGAAGCTACTGTATTCAATGCAACTGGTACTCCTTCTGATGGAGATTGGGGTGGATTAGCTGCTTCACGTCAGTTCAACTTACTACGTTCTGCTGCTGGATCTACTGATTATCCTGTAGGTCGTACAACTGTTGGTTCTAAGAATAACTCAACATACTACTACAGACTTGCATCTGGTGTAGACTATACAACTTCAGGTGGTAGTTACGCTGTTACTAATGCAGACTTCGAGACTGCTTATAACTTAGTTGCTGACCCTGAGTCACAAACAATCGACTTTATCCTTACTGGTCCTTCTGGTGCTGATAATGGATCTGCTCTTTCTAAAATAACAGCAATTGCAAATATTGTTGAAGAGCGTAGAGATTGTCTAGCATTTGTTTCTCCACGTAGAGGAAACGTTGTTGGTGTAAGTAACGCACAAACAGCAACAGATAATACTATTGAGTTCTTTGATTTACTTCCAAGTTCTTCTTACGTTATCTTTGATAGTGGATATAAGTACATCTATGATAAGTTCAATGATGTATATCGTTACGTTCCATGTAACGGTGACGTTGCTGGTCTATGTTTACAGACAACTGAAGTTGCTGAAGCATGGTTCTCACCTGCTGGTTTCCAAAGAGGAACTCTAAGAAATGCAATCAAACTTGCTTTCACACCTAATAAGTTACAAAGAGATCAACTTTATGCTTCACGCATAAACCCAGTTGTATCCTTCCCTGGACAGGGTATTGTATTATTCGGTGATAAGACTGCTCTTGGATATGCATCCGCATTTGATAGAATTAACGTTCGTCGTTTGTTCCTAACAATTGAGAGAGTAATCTCTGGTGCTGCTAAGGCACAACTCTTCGAGCAAAACGATGAGTCACAAAGAAGTCTATTCCTCAACATCGTTGAACCTTACATGCGTGATGTTCAAGGTCGTCGTGGTGT